CACCTTTAAAGATATGCTCCAATATTGTATAAAGGATATTACAAGAGATTATCCAAGAGAGGACGACGGGGACAGTTTCTTAAGCGACACAGACGAAAATGACCGAAATGAAGCACACTTCGGGGTCTTCGAAATGTCTCCAACTGCTCGGGGACTGCCTTATGATTTTGAGCACATTACCGAGCAAGTCGGTTGATTTATTTGTATGCGACCTGCCCTACGGTTGCCTCACGAGTGCGAAGGGGGCGATGCCGACGGGACGGAAAACACACGGGATATGTAATGCGGGGTGTGCGTGGGACATCAAAATCGACCTCGTTGAGTTATGGAAGCAGGTGGAGCGATTATCCAAAAACGAACATACCCCGATTTTGTTCTTTTGCTCTGCGAAGTTTGGTGTTGAACTGGTTAATTCAAAACCAGACTATTTTCGGTATGATTTAGTGCTGGATAAAGAGGTGGGGGTTTCATTTCTCTCGGCGAATAAGATGCCACTCCGTTCGCACGAGTTAATTTATGTCTTCGCGAAGAAGTCGGCGTTTTACAAGCGTCTCGATGAGGTGAGGGAGGGGATGCCGTCGAAATACCGCAAACCGAGCAATCCACGCAAAAATAACCTGCTGGGACATACCGAAGGATTGGAGCAACCTGATTATGTTCAGGAGGAAAATAAACGATGTTCTTTAAGTATCATACACGACCGATTGGTAAAAAACAAACCGCACCCGACGGCGAAAAGCATCGCAATTTACAAGTGGTTAATCGAGAGATACAGTAATGAGGGTGATACAATCCTCGACCCTACGGCGGGGTCATTCAACAGCGGGAGGGCGGCGATTGAACTGAACCGCAGTTATATCGGGATAGAGAAGGACGATAAGTTTTTCAACGAGAATAAATTGGAATACTAATCCTAAAAAAATCGAAATGAAGCAAATGATATATATCCATATATACATCATTTACGGAATGCCTGTGAAGTGGATTACGGAGGAGGAAAAAGCGGAGATGAAGGAGAAATATAGGTATGAAGGGGGCGAGATGTATAACAAAAAAACGGGACGAAAATTGAAGAAATATGTAGCACATTATATGGGTTCATCGGCGGTTTATTGGAAATTAGGTGGAAGGAATGTATATGATAATTGGTTGGAATGGGCGTGGAATTACATCACCCCGATTTCGTCCAGCGGAATATCGATGACTTCGTTATGAGGGGCGTCCTTTGATTGCCTACGAGACCTCGAAACCAAATCCGCCTTTACAATATAATTTTCAGGTTTATTCACTATGACTTCGGTAAGTCCATTCGTTAGGGCAGGACGCTTTATTTTTTCTCCATCAACCTTCGGGTATTTATCTTTATATTTATTTATGACATCGTCCTCTATGATGGGGGCAATTTCTTCGAGGTTTTTTATATCAGTTCGTATCATATTGAGCATATCCTTCGCATTCTCTCGCACATCGCGTTCAAGAGCGAGTTCAACGGACAATTTTCGGCACAACTGACCGTATTGGAGTGATACGAGGCGGTGTCGTTCGCTGCGTTGGGCAAGTTGGAAATAACTGTCGAGAGATTTAATAACCCCGACGAAGACGGAGGCAATACCGAGCACGATATTTATGTCTTCGTAGTCAATTTTGATGCCAGTAGTAAAACCGATGATGGAACTCAACACAATAACGGGAATGTTTATGAGGTTGGACGCAAGGGCGTATTTCTCGTGGGACATTCGGTGTAAAATCGAAAGACTTTCTGCCTTTTCTGCTTCCTCTTTAAGTAGGTTCTCGAGGTTATCGTCGTATTCTGGTGCTTTTCCCGCCATTTCTATAATAAAAAGAATACCGAAGTTATGTTTATTATAGTAATGGATTATCAAGTATATTCGCCGTATGGAAATACGACCCCCGACCTAACAGTAAAAAACGACCGATATATCCGCCACCGAGAATGGATAGAACCAGTTATAACCGAGATGACACAGATGTTATCGAAAAACCATATACGAACCTGCGAATGCGGAAGTAATGTGCGATTGACGAGCGGAATAATCCGCCGACATTTGGCGAGTGAGAAGCACTTAAAGTTCATCGAGAAATGGACGGAAGATGATGAAAGAGAGTTGAGCGAGTTCAAGAAAAAAAAGGTAAATAAAACGAAATGACGAGAGATTATATATGCTTTACGCCTTAAAAGTAATGACATACCATTCAGGCGAACACAAACGAAAAGAGAAGTTTTTGTATAATGACAGCGACAGCATCACCCCGCCATCTACGCCGTCGTCCGTCCCCTCCACGCCACGAGGTAAATCCCCCTCGCCGAGAGATTTGACCTGCGTCTGTTGTGGGTGGGGGTGTTGGTAAAAATGGTGGATAATAGGGTTTAAAAGGATAATTACTATGGATAATATAGCGATTATCCACTATGATTACACAAGCACTCATCAACTCATTTTTCAGGGTTCTACCGTTGGCGTCGCCCTGCGTTGCGTCTGCTCCTGCTGTGTCGTCGTATATGACGGACGATTGGGTGGTGATTGACGAGAGATTTGGAGTGAGGAAGGATAATTATGCGATTAATAGGATGGGTGATGTAAAAAACTTAAAGTTCAATAAAATCCTGAAGTCGTATTATTGTAAATCGATTGGGTATATGTGCGTGTCGCTGAAACGGAGTATGGATGCGAGTGGTAATTTGGTGAGACCGAATAATGGGTATGGGCGACCGCCGACAAAGGAGAAACCGAATAATGAGACTTTGATGCTCGTCCATCGGTTAGTGGCGAATGTATTCATCCCGAATAACAACCCGAACCATACCATATGCGACCATATAGACGGTAATAAGTGTAATAATGATTATCGTAATTTGAGGTGGTGCGACCAGCGTCGTAATGCGAATAATGCGAAATCGAACAAAAAGTATTGGGGTGTGAGGTGGGCGAAAAATATGGAAAAGTGGTCGGCATCCGTCCAGACAACCATCAATCACGACCCGACTGTGTATTTTTCTCATTTTCTCGGTCATTTTGACGATGAGGCGGAGGGGGCGAGGATGGTGAAGAAGTTTATGTTAGAGAAATACCCGAATGAAATGGGGGGCGGTCGGCGGTTCATAGATTAGCATTCCAATAATCCAGTTCGTAAAAAATTGAGCGGAGTTTTCGACATTCTACCAGATACATCGACAGCATCACGATACGATGAGTTCTATGACGACCGAAGAATTATTCAACTGCTTTGTGAGAAAAACTACAGCGTTTCGCACAAAACTCGCGGCGGGGGCGGAGGAGACCATACGGCAGTTTTGCCCGACGGACGAGGAGATGATACAATACACCGAAAGGTGGTTGGCGGACACACGAGAACACAGACATCTTGGATATAGCGATGTGAAATATATTGACATCGACGCAACTGACGAGGACGACATTCGAGCAACCGAAAGTGAAATGCGGTATAAGATGTTGAACTTTCTTGAAGAAGAGACATATCCTATGGTAGAGATGTTCGGGCAAATCGACACCTACGAGCAACCGACCATATTTCAAGATATGGATTATGGACGACTACTGGATTTCCCCTATAACGGCGGGGTTTCGATTTACCAATCAAAGATGCTTGACCAACTTGCGAGGTGTTGCGACAACCTTCATACACCCTGCCGAGCACTTGTGGTGAGTGTGTGGAATGAGGAAGTCGAGAAATGGATGACGGAGTTCGTTCGTGCCTACATCGTGAAGGGACACGAAATATAGACTACTGCCCCTGTTTCACATATATAGTTTGCTGTGTATTGACGGAATGACCCATCGCGGACGCCAACGCCTGTGATTTCTCGGTGCTTTCAAGGAGCATTTCGGTTGCGAATATCGTGCGGAGCATACAGCAACCTATTTTTTTCGGTTTGAAAATCTTGTTGAGGTGGCGAGTGATGGAGTTGCCTTCGTGGAATGGATTGCCGTTAGACATACGGAGGAACGGTATTGTTTTTCCTTTTTTTAGGTCGTTGGAGATGATGGGTAGAGAACCAGTATTCCATTCGCGAGAGAATATATAGAACCAGAAAATATCCATAACCTCATCGGGTATATCGACTTCGGCAGTCCCGTAATTTTGTGCGGTTTTATATTTGTTGAAGATGAACTTTTTATCATCGAGAATGAGGTAATTAATTTCGGGGTCGAGGACTTCAGGTTGTTTTTGACTGACAATCATATAAAGGTAGTCGGCGTTTCTGCGGGGGACGAGTTTTACATAGAGGGTGAGGACGACGAAATGGAGTAAAAATGTATATTGGTAGTCGTATGAAATGCCATCGCCGAGAGATTTGAGATGGTCGTAGTCTTTTTTCATTTCATCCCATTTTGAGATGACATCTTCCCATTCTAACCAGTTTTCCTCTTGTGATTTGGATTTCTTGTTTGCGACTGCTTGTTGTTCGTGAGCAATCCGCATCATTTTACGGTGATAGACTTTAATCATATCGCCTTCTGGTTCGGTTGGCATCGGGTAGGTGAGTTTCAACGCCGAGTGAATGCTGGTGTAATACACCCTCCTCGTATTTGGTTTGAGGGGTTCGAGTTTTGCTTCAATTGCGTCGCTGTCGAGAAAGAATGTGAGGTCATCCACAGGTTTTCCTGCGATGTATTCAAGCACACGGAGGTAGGTCATTTTAGATGATGTAGTTAAACCATAATCGGTCATCTTTTTATCTAACTCCTCCATAAAGGGGGTCTTGGTGTAGGGTTTGGGTGTCATAATATAATTCGGTTGGACTTATATTATAGAGAAAGTTCGTTTTATACCATTATCCAGTCATTTACACAACCTTACGAGGGAGGAGGAGGCGGAAACCGACGGTGAGACCAGCGGCAAGAACAACAGCACCAGCAGCGTTGATGCTCTGGACGGTCAAGGTGGGCGGTGCTCCAAAAGTGATTGCCCCGACAATCTTATCGTAGGCGACGGCAGGGGCGGCGAGTGTGTTATTTTGCCACGCTTCAACGATACAGGCGGCGGCATAGGGGGCAGAGGGAATATCCAACGCCAACATCGGGATAACGACTGTTCCTGCCGCACCAAGAACGCCTGTGCCAATAATTTCATCATAAACAGAAGAAGAAAGACCTCCGTAAGAAGAAGAAACGAATTGATGGACTGGGGCGGCGGCAGAGGAGGATGCCTTCTGGACGATGCTCGATGGAACTAATGCGTTGAGGGACATTTGATTTCGGTTTTATGAATAATAGTATTACTTTGTTTTTATATATAATTTCGTTGTGATACGGAATAAAAACAAAGTAGAAGGGTATATATAAACTGAAATGAACGCCGAAGGAGGAGTATTTGGGTCAGCACAGGACAAACCGAAACTGGCGAAAATTATGACTGAACCGATGAGTGATGCTGATTTGGAGGTGTATCTGCCACAGGCGAAAATCTTTATGTTTCGCGAACTGAAAGGATACCCGACAATCCAGTCGATACTGCGAAAACCGAGAGATTATATGATATTGTTATACGAACACACCCCTCAAAACGGTCACTGGGTGGCGGTGATGAGGTATGAAAACACTATAGAGTTTTTCTGCCCTTATGGGTCATCGCCGTATTCGCCGAACTCACCTCTCGAGTGGAACTCGCCAGAGCAGAATGCGGTGGTGGATGCGACACATAATTATCTTGAAGACCTGTTGAATAAGGCGAAGACGGACGGGTGGGAAGTGATATATAACAAGATGGATTTTCAGGAGAAGCGTGATAATGTGAATACCTGCGGAGCGTTTTGCGTGTGGCGGGTGTTGTGCCTGATAGAGGACAATATGAACCTCTCGGCGTTTCAAAATGGAATGAAGGAACTCCATAAGAGAATGGGGATTTCGTATGATGAGATAGTTGCGGATGCGATAGAAATCCGTGAGTAGGATTAGGGGAGGTCAAGTGGTATTTACCTTAACTGAAAGTGCCGACACCTTGACCGATAATAGACCAATATGAATTGTTGTCGTCGCCTATAAATTGCTGTGAGACATTTCTTGTTGTGATTGTGTAATTGTTGTAAGCGACGGCGTCATATATGAATGAACCAGTAAAGATACAAGAATGAGGTAGAGTTGCGTGTGAGCGGACATACTCAATATTATCATAAATAACCTTATAATTTCCAGACCAAAAATTAACGCCAGTCACATCACTCCCACTCGCCGACGGTGTTCCCAAATCAACCCAAGTTTGAAAATTACTACTTACCTTTAAAGTCGCTGACCCTGACGAATATACACTCAAAGTTCCCCCTACTCCGTGAGCGTGTTTGTAGGTAGGTGGGGTTGTTAATAATAATGAAGTATCCGCCGTGTTTTGCGGTGTTGCGTCTTCTATATAACAACTATACGGCGAAGTTTGTGGAGTAGTAAAATTACCACCAAGAAAAATATAACCATAAGCGGTGGGTTTGATTATAGACACCGACCCGTTGAGCGAGTTCAAAGCAACATCTAACC